TGATGCTATACAGCAACTTCGGCGTGATTCTGGCCGGCTCGTCCGGAGACAGTATCAATTCCCAACTACAACCAGTTCTGAAACCGAGTCTCTTAGCTACGGCTCAGGCTATATGCCTGGCTTTGGCCAATTGGCTCGTTTTCTAGAACGAGAGGGTGTTAGAGAACGCTTGGTGGAGACCGAGCGTCGACAGTGGTTTTCAGGCGCGTTCACTTACTACTTCCCGGACAGCTCGAAAGGCTATTCGGAACTTAGTGAGCTACGTGCCAAAGCCGATTCGTTATTCGGCATATCACTGACGCCAGAAGTTCTCTGGAATCTAACCCCTTGGTCCTGGGCCGTCGATTGGTTTTCGAACACTGGCGACGTTCTTGCCAATGTTTCAGATGCCAATCAGTATGGTCTGATTATGCCTTACGGGTATATGATGGAAACATCCATCTGTAAATATACCTATTCCTTGAAGGGTTCCAAATGGTGGAATTCCTCTCATGGTCCTGCGGATCTCACCCTCGTTACAGAGAGTAAGGTTCGTAGGAAGGCTAATCCCTTTGGTTTCGGACTATCCTGGGACGGACTTGATCCGTTCCAGTTGTCCATTCTGGCTGCTTTGGGATTATCCCGAAGTGGTTAGAACAGTTGTTCACTGTTCACCAAGACGGGCCTTAACAGGTCCAGAAATGGAGCACGCCTATGGCGCTGTCCGATCCCCAGTCCATTACCATTGGTAGCGACACCATTTCGTTGCCTGCCACCTCTCGAGGTGACGGGTTTTCGAAATATTCAGGTGTCGCCGCTTCTGATAATGCAAAGGTCCTCCTAACATTGTCCAACGCCTACGGGCGGCGGACGCGGAGGGTCATAAGGATCGACCATCAGAAGGATGTCCCAGACCCGTATAACGGGCTCAAGAATGTCGTTTCCATGTCAAATTACATGGTTTTCGATATTCCCGTGCTTGGTTATACGGCGGCTGAGGCTAAAGCGATCTACTCGGGTCTAAAGACCCTGTATACCGCCTCTTCTGATTCG